AACAGGTCAGCGTCAACGATATCCGCGCCTATATCTGTAGCACCATCGATGTCCAGATTATCTATTAACGTCGAGGAGGTACTTAGCCGCTGTCCATTGGAGTTATAAAACGTCCAGGGCATGGTTAACTCTCCCTAGCCGCTACTGCCGCCTCATACGCCGCAATGACCTCAGCGGTGTGGACTGCATTGGCTACCGTCTGCACTGACGCATCCTCGCCACTAACGTCAGCACCTGGCACAACAACGTGGCGGTGGAAACTACGGCTGACTTCTACGCCGTCGCGCTCTATAACTGTGTCAGTCCTTACCTGAATCTGACCATCGGCTAGAACTTCTCGTCTGCTTATTTCTGTTCGTTCTGTTAGTGCCATCATTACCCCTTATGTCGTGTATTGACCGGAAAATATTAGTATTCCATCTGCTGAAACATTGGTAACGGTCATTGCTGACGCGCCTGTAGTGGCGTCCCAAACCTTTAGACGTATGTGATTGATGTTTCCATATATCTGGCCTGAAACTGAATTCCCAGCGGTTATTGCTAACCCGTCCCCTTGGCCAAAACCAAAACCATTTTCCGTATTGGAGGTGCTTGCAGATGTAAACGGAAGACCTCCGATGTTTGCCTGATCCGATCCGGTCAATGTCCCAAGGCTTGTCATAGCTATCCGACACCCAATAAAAACGCGCGGCCCAATCTTTAGATAGTGGCCAGCAGTATTCTCGTATCCCTGCGATTCCCCGGCGTTTAGAGTTGCGTCAAGTAGCGTCGGAGTCCAGGTGCCCTCCTCGTAGTGGTCTAGCAATTCGCTGGTCATCCCAGCCGCTGGACTAGCTTGGTTGGAGAAATCTATGCCCTTACCAGCCGTGCCGACGATTACGTTGCCTGTTCCGACTGTTAAGTTTGTGCCATCAAACGTCAGGTTGGCCTCGCCGTTCAGTGACGCAGGGTCTGCGCCTGTAGCCGTGACCACACGGTTGTTGGTGTTGTTGGCGATGGTCATGGCCCCATCTTCAATCATCGCCTCGCCGCTTGCGTTGTAAAATGTCCAAGCCATAACTAACTCACATCTATCTCATCACCGAATACGGTGACGGTTATTTCGGATGCCGTTCCAGCAATACCTCTGATGTAATCCCCCACTTCCATAGTTATGGTTCCTTCAAAAATCGCAAAGCTACCCGCTGCCATTGATACTGGCGGTAAAATGGTTGTAGCCTCCGTTGAAGTAGTCGCTCCGTCAGCTATAAACAGATTGACTGTCACGGCACTTTCAGCGCGGTTATTAACTACATGAATCGACTTTACAATCGTTTCATGGTTAGCGGGTACGGCCCCATATATGGTGGTCGCACTATCAGAAAGTTGCACTTGGTTTAGTATTTTAAAATTATCTGATGGCATCTATCCTCCTATGCTGCAAACAGGGCAAAGCCCCTGCTTGTGCCTCCTGTAATAGCCTTGAATGATGGATCTGAACCGGTCCCATTACTAGTGAGAACAAGGTCAGCCGTACTGGGCGTCACTGGTGTTATTGCGCCGGTATCTGATCCTACTAGAACATAATGATTTGTTAACGTAGCTACTCCGGTGCCTCCAGAACCCACGGGCAATGGATCAGTGAGGCTGAGGCTAGGGCTAATATCGTTAAACTTAGCAACGACCTTGCCATCAACAACAACCTCTAGCTTAGAAGTTCCGCGGTCATATCTAAACCCTCTTCGTACTGTTGTCATGCGAAAAAGAAAGCGTTGGGTACTCCGCCACCCGAAGCAGCAAGTTGCCCACTGGATGCTGTAAGGTTGGCCCCCGCCATTGCGGTGGCTAGGTCAGCGATTGATTCGATTCGGGTTGCGCTTCCATCAGCATCAAGGAACGGGATGCTGTCAGCAGCTACGTTAATGGCTGCTCCTGTAAGGTTACTTAATGCCAGAGTTGCAGCATTACCAGAAGTAGTTACATCACCTGTCAGGACACTTCCAGATAATCCAGTAGCCGTAACTGTACCACCGCTGTTACTTGCGGCGTGCGCGTGGTTAGCGTTAGCCCAAGCCGTAGATCCTATAGTTGGGGTTAACGCTACAGCTCCAGTAATAGTCAGAGTCGAGCCATCGCTCTCCATGTACTCGCCACCCACATCAAAGAAGTAAATCTTCTGAGCACCACTCATGAGCAAGTCGCCACCGTGGACGACTACTCTACCGTTGGCCCCATCGAGCTTAAGCAGGCCCTTGGAGTTGCCACCGTCACTGACGGCAAGCATGATGTCGCCGTCGGTGGTGATGTTTGAAATAACCAGAGAGTTCGCTGCCACCCCGAGATGGTCAGAGGTGCCCACAGTGATATTGGCAACTTCTGCGTCTGCGCCAATCAAGGTAGCGCGGTGGACGATAGCGATATCTCCGCCATCACCCAGTCTCATCAATACGTCATCCCCGGTACCAGCCGCAGAAGCATTCTTAACGATAACTCGCTTGTCTGTGATCTGGGCAGTAGCAATGGCTGTATCGCCCGCAGGGACGTGTACAGCGGCCAAAACCGCATCGTCTGCTGGTATGGCCGGGAAGACTGGGTTAGAGGCCGCAGTGCCAGCGGTGACGACAATAGCCCCAGATGTATTGATAGTTATCAAATCGAATCTGGGGTTGCTGGAGTCGGCAGTGGTAATCGTTCCATTGCCAGCAGATATGGTGTAGTGCAGGCCGTTAATCAGTACGGTGCCTGCTGCCACTGCAACAGTCATATCAGGAGTGCCCTGTGCGGTAACGGCACCACCAGTAACCACGCCAGTGCCGTTGTATGCAGCTACCAAGATACCGAAATCTACGGCATCTACTTCGGACTGGCTAGAGGTACCAGCATCCGCTTGGTTTGGTATCGTGAAAGCCATTGGTTACTCCTCGGGAGTGTGTACCTTGTTCATGTGAGCAGACAGTTTCATCTTGGCCGCCTGTTGGGTCTTGGCTTCGAAAGTCTCTTCACATTCAGTACAAGATTCAGTCTTAGGTTCGGCGTTATAAGATCTGCGGCTACGCTTGGGTGCCTCAGTCTCAATATTCTGGAGAGTCTGAGCGGCCTGGGCTTGACCAACCAGGGCTTCTAGCAAGCTACGGTTGAGCATCCGGTCCTCTTCTTTCTCTGAGCGTTCAGCGCGGCCTAGGATTTCACCATACTCGCTCTTATGCCTGTGTTTCATATGGAGGTCTAGCTCCATCTCATTACGCAGGCTGCCTGCTATGCAGATGGGGAACCCCATCTCTGCCCATGTTGGTCGGTCAGGGGCGTCCGCATGTAGTCGGCAAAGCACTTGACCTTTAGGCTGTGGGATCTGCGGGTCAACTGTCGTGAAGGCGCGGCGGCCATCTTCTAGCTTCTTGCTTAGTTGACTCTGTAACATGTTGGCATTCACGCGGCTACGCAAGCCAGTTTCAACATGCCACACCCACAGATACGCCGCTTCGTCTATGGACGATATCTTCATAGGTGCGTCTAATTCAGTGTCTCCGTTGTGAATCACCTGATTCACGTTTGTGCTGCTACCAGATACGGTGCCTGTGGCATCCATATCTAGTAGTTGCTCCAAGATAGAAGGGTCAGTCACCGTGACATCAGTTGTCCAGGGCTCTCGTTCGGTAGTCATATCGCTCCTCTAACGGTACTTCCGCCCGGGCCAAATGTACTAAGCCCAGACATCAGTCTTTTTTGTTGGTCTAATTGAGTAAAGTAATCCTGCCAGAGATCCCGACGAGGTGCGACTTCTTCTTGCTTTTGATCTCGTAGGGCGTTGGCAATATCCTGTAGTTCTCCAACGGTGTGTACGATGGTGACATGGCCCGTCTGTTCATCCTTCACTGCGCCCGGAAGATGAAATTCCGAGGCGGCGAAAGCGTCATAGGGACCCATGTCGAGCATATGTTTCGCCGGTTTGTCATAGCGAATCACGTAGGTCACTTGGTACCTACGCAACTTACTATTATTCTCATCTAGCTGGTACACCTCCGAGAGCCGTAAGCACGGCTCATCGGGGATGACCTCATCAATCAGAAGTACCATTAGCTAGAGGCGCCCTTAATGACTGCAAAGCTAATTACAGGCTGTTCGCCCAGAGTGCCACCGCTAACATTGATGACGCCAATCTTAAAAGATCCAGCCGCGAGAGTGTGAGCCTGGACAACATAAGAACCAATAGTGCCGCCAGAGCTATGATTAACAATCACAACGTCTGTTGCAGCAACATTGGAGTTAGTCACAGTGAAAGACACGATGGCGTCGTCTGCGAGGTTAGCGTCATCCATAGTGATCTGGCCGCTGTGAGTGTTGAGTTCTACGGCAGTGCTCTTGCTGCTAGCTTGGGTAACAGTACCGCCGTCAGCTACATTTATGGTTCCGGAAACGATTTCAATATCGCCAGTACCATCATCAAAACGTGCAACGGTAGTCCCGTCCACGTCTACGTCCAGGCGCGAGTTTGCGCCATCCCATTTCCAGCCTCTTCGTGAGGGCATGTGTTACTCCTTATAGCGGTTTCACCGCAGATGATATAAGGAGTCCCCCGACCAGTGCGTTTACATACATGGGTCGGGGAGGCTCCTATTTAGTTGTACTTAGGCAGTCCAGTCGCGGTTGCACTCGACCATCAGATAGTCAACGTGCATAATTTCGATGGCCGCGCCTTTAGCTTCAAGTGCAAGCACTAACGACAGGTCAACGCTTGTAGAAACTGCTCCAGCCACTGTTCTTATCAGAACGCCATCTACGAACCAACTAACTGTTCCATTGGGGAATAGTTCCACGCGGAGCACCTGCCACTCGCCAGCAACTGCATCATCATTGCAATCTACTGCCGTTGAATCGGTTACTCCAGTAGTAGTTCCACCGTTGTAAACAGTGTGCCAGTCTTCATCATCAGAGAGTTCTGCTGAGAGAAAGAATCCACATATATCTGAAGCTGTCAACGTCAAGGTTGTCGTCGCGCCGGTCATGACGTTGGTTTCTATGCTGAGGGTGTCCGGGTCAATATCGCTGAACCCGAAGAAAACCTCTTTAGTGTCAAGGTCTACAAATCGGACGCGAGCCTCTGCCACGATTGTTCCCATCAACCCTACATCGAAGGCGATAGGAGTACCTATTAGAATCGTGTGGTTGTCTTCGTTTGTAGTAGTCATCACGCCTACCCCGCTAAGCGCATCAGCGTTCAGAGTGGGTATGCCTGAATCTGTGTCTTCGCTGCCTTGTCCACCAATAGTGAATGGGCCCAGGCTTCTACTCGGCGCAGTATTAGCGACAGCGTCTTCTGCAAAGAAATCTTCAAATAACCGGATCCTACCTTCACTTGCTTGAGGCATTCTGTTCACCTACTTGTTTGAGCTGTAGCTCTAAATTTCGTATTCGCTCCCTGTAGGGAGCCACTGCCAGAAAGATACTATCCCTGGGGACGGCGGCTAGGTTCTCTAACCGTACGTCCCCAGGTTGTCCATTCAAATTATGTACGACCCACCCTTTAGGTATGGGGCCATGAGCCTCAGACCATATGGTGCGCCGTACATTCATTAGCTAGTTGGAGAAGTGGCGTCGGAGAAAATCTCATACAGCCAGTTTCCTGCGGAGCGTTCACCGTAAGCGTATTCATCATAAAGGAACACGCTGGTGGCACCACCACCGATGTGAGGCTCACGCCTTGTCTCGGTATGAGGCGAAATGCCTTGTACCAAGATGATGGCCTCTTGAGCAAATACGCCGCCCTTGGCGTCCGGAGTGCCGTCGATGGTGATATTCCCATCTTCGTAGATCTGGACGTTGGCAATCATACCTTGGAACTTTTCTGCGAAGACACGAGCGGTTGGCCCTTCTTGCAGGTTGTAAGTTCCAACACCGGCTACGATCTCGTCATGCAGGTCCTTGATCTGGAAACCATGCAGGACGGCTCTGATAGGCTCATTGCCCGGCTCAGTGGCGTTGCTGGTAATACGGTGACCCGCAGCAGCAATATGGCCACTGGTGAGCGTTGTGCCCGTTCCAGCCAGTGAAGTGGTAGCTCCGTCAAGAACGGTCAGACCGTCTTCATCCTTCTTGCGTTGGATGGCGTTCTGGGCCAGGTTACCAACCTTGGCGTATGCAATGGAAGATATACGGGCCGCAACGCGGTCAGTAATCAGGGTTTGGATGGCAACCACAGTAGGGGTGATCGTCAGCAATGTGTCGCTCATTTGCTGTGGGTTGTCCAGCCGAGTGGTTTCAGTCAC